TCATGCACCCAGCGTCAGGCGGGCGAAGGGACCCGGTCCGTAGCTGGCCGAGACCTGCGCGACATGGATATCGAAGGCGCCGCTGATCGCGTCGTCCCCCTGCGCCGCAGCGCTATAGGTCCACATCGGCGTCGCGGTGGTGGTCTCGCGGATCACCGTCTCCCCCTGCTGAACGCGCACCAGGTAGCTTTCGCTTTCCTCGCCCAGCGGCACCTCCAGCCCGTCCCAGCTGTCGCCCTCGATGCGCGTGCGCCGCACCCAGCTCAGGCCAAGGTCGCTGCCCGGCGTGCCCTCGGCTCGCAGGTGGGCGGGCCGGTAGGGTCGCAGCCCGTTGCCGTCAAAGGCGCCCTGCCGGTGGATGTAGCTTGGATCGTCATAGGGCCGCCGGGCCGGACCGATGCGATAGTGGCGGTTCAGCCGCCGCTCGGTCGCCTTCAGGGCAATCTGCCCGGGCATCCCGTTCATCAGAACCACGATAGAGCCGCCGGGCCAGACCTCTGGCATGATCCCGTCGCTGCCCGCCTGCCCCCGCAACCGGTGCGACAGAAGCCACTGGTTCGGCGCCAGAAGCTGCGCGTCGCGGAACTGGAAGATCTCCCAGTTGCCGGGGCTACCGTCGCCGATGGCCATGACATTGCCGCCCGCCAGAAGCGCCGCGTCCGAGATGCTTTGCAATGCGCCGCCGTTCAGGACGACATGTACGGCCTCGCCCCGGTCGATCCGTCCCGGGGGCGCGGCATACAGGTTGTTTTCGGTCACGCCGACCACCGATTGCCCCGGCACAAGGGTGTTCAGCGCGTAATTCGCATCCTCCGCAGAGGCATAGACCGCGACAGCGCCCGGCCATGGCTCTGCGGTCAGGGCTAGATGCGGGGCCTGCGGGACTTCCTCGCCGGTCAGCAAGGGCAGGTCGAGGAAGATCGGCGTCACCGGCACCGCCGGCACGAAGGGCCGAAGCAGGGCGTCGGCCTCGTCGACCTGCGAGGGCTGGAAGACATCCGGCTCGATGCGGACGGCATCGACGACCTGATGCTCCATGACCTCGACCTTGTCGATCCGGGCCAGCGTCGGCCCCGACCGGGACGGCAGCCGCACGATATCCCCCGCCCCCAGCGCCAGTTGCGAGGGCGGCAGGGCAAAGCGCATCGTGTCGCGCGCCACCCGCGCCTCGGCCAGCCAGCGTTCTGCGGTCTGGCGGCCCTCGGCCCGGGTCAGCGCCATCTGAAGGCCGGTCTCGGATACCGCGTGGGTGCGCTCGTCCGGCAAGACGGTCTCTTCCGAAACCACCTGATGGTCCGCGTCGGCAAGGACGAAGCCCACGCGCACCCGGCCCGCCATTTCGGCCTCGCCGGCCCGGGTCTCTGCCAGGTCGCCTTCGATGTCCTCGGTCACGGCAAGGTCGGCCCGGTCGAGGTCCACGGCCCCCCGCCCGCTGCGCATCCGGAAGACCAGCACACCGTCGCGCTCGATGGCGTCGAACCCATGCGCCAGCATCAGCGGCTGAAGAGAGCGCCGCGCGTCCTGCACGTGGGTCACGACATAGCCGCGCACGAAACCGTGCAGCTGGCTGGTGTCGATATCGCTCAGCCCGACGCGGTGGCAGATCTCGGTCACCACAGAGGCCAGCGTCCGCCCCGACACCCGCCCGTTCAGCCAATGACCGCGCCGGTAGTTGCCGCCGTCCGACCACAGGGCGCCCAGCCCCGGAAACCAGGGATAGGGCCGCGCGTCCCAGGCCCAGACGAAGGCGCGACTCATGTCCAGCATAGGGCCGCCGTAGACCTCGGACAGCGGGTTGTGCGCGGGCTCGCCCCAATAGCCCAGCATCGCGCGCAGGTACTGGCGCTGGATGGTCTCGTCTCGCATCCCGTTTGAATAGCGGGGCAAAGTGGATTCCGAGGACTTGGGGTCGAGGAACTTGTTCGGCTGATTGGTGCCCTTGTCGATCGCCGCGCAGCCAAGTTCGGTGAACCAGACCGGCTTGCCCTGCGGCTCCCAATCCGTCGGCGCCGCCTGCCGGAGTCCGCCGATGCGTTCGTGGTGGCGGTTCGCCCACCAGTTGCGGATGTCCTTGTAGCGCCAGACCCATGGCTCGTCATGAGCGCCATCGGTGATCGGTTCGCGGCGCTGCGCCGCGCAGGCCTCGGGCGAGGGATAATACCAGTCGTAGCCTTCGCCGCCCTCGATATTGGCGCGCAGGTAGTCGATATTGTGCACCGCGCCCCACCCGGCATCCGCATGGCCGTCGCCATCGCGCCAGTCGGACAGCGGCATGTAGTTGTCGATGCCCACGAAATCGATGGTCTCGTCGGCCCAGAGCGGATCGAGGTGGAAGTACAGGTCGCCAGAGCCGTCCTGCGGGTGATATCCGAAATACTCGGTCCAGTCGGCGGCATAACCGATCTTCACCTGCGGCCCGAGGATCGCCCGGCACTCCGCCGCAAGGTCGCGCAGGGCTGCCACGGCGGCAAAGCCCCCCGCCCCCCGGATCTGGGTCAGACCGCGCATCTCTGACCCGATGCAGAAGGAATCCACCCCGCCCGCGACCGCGCAAAGGGCCGCCTGATGCAGGATGAAGCGCCGATAGCGCCACTCGTCCGGGCCGCTGTAGCCGACGCTGACGGAACCGATCGCGAAGTCGCTGGCCGAGGCCGTGCCGAAGAAGGCCGCGACTTCCGCATCCGCCTGCGCGGTCCGGTCCGGAGAGCCCTCGCGCCCCGGCGCCACGCTCAGCGAGATGCGACCGCGCCACGGCAGAACCGGCTGATCCGTGGCCCCGCTCCACGGGTCCGTCAGCCCGTTGCCCGCCATCTGGTCCATCAGGATGAAGGGATAGTAAAGAACCGCCAGACCCTGCGCCTGCATCCGCCGGATCGCCTGGATCACCGAGGCATCGGCGGGCGTCCCGCCATAGACCGGCCGCTCGCCGTCGCGCGGCACAAGCCCGGCCTCTGCGCGGGAAAGCCCGCTGACGCTCCACGGCATGGTGGCGCCATCGTGCTCCGCCTGCTCGACCTTGGGCCGGATCGTGCAATCGCCGCAGCGCAGGTCGTCGCCGAACCAGCTGACGATCAGGGAGGCCGCCCCGCAGTGCGGCGCCTCTTCGGTCAACTGCGCGAGCGCGGTGTTGAAATCCGGCTCTTCCGAGGGCGTATTGATATTGGCCACCTTCGGACCCGAGGTCTGTCGGACCGCCTGAACCTCCGAGCCAAATGTCCAAAGGCTGTCCGTGGGTGGCGGCGCCTCCGGGCCGGCCATGTAACTCATGTAGACCGGCTCCGTCGCAAGCGCATATTCGCCGGTGCCGGGGATCATCGCCACCCCTTTCAGCAGCGCGGGCAGATCGCCGTCGCCCATATCGGGGCGCGTGACCTCGAAGCTGAACTGCGGCACGCGGTTGCCGAAGACCTCCAGGTTCAGATCCTCGAAGACCACATAGGCGGTGCCGCGATAGGCGGGCACGGCGCCAATGCCCTCGACCGCCTCGATCGTCGGATCGGGTGCCTGATCGCGGGTGCCCTTGTAGACCCGCATGTTCAGGTCGCGTATCGCGACCTCTGCACCGTCGGCCCAGACCCGCTGGACGCTGGTGATCTCGCCCTCGCACAGGGCGATGGCAAGGCTTACGGAATAGCTGTACTGCCGCACCTTGGGCTGTTTCGGCGCCCCCTTGCCACCGCCGCCGCCGCCGCTTTCATCCACATGCTCGGTGAATTCCGACGCCCAGATGACATGCCCGCCAAGGCGCATCCGCCCGTAGACCTGCGAGATCGGCGCGCCCTCGCCGGCGCCCGACAGGCGGAAGCGCTCGATGCGCCCGGTCTCGACCGCCTCAGAGCCCTGCCCCATCAGCCGCTGGTCGAGGCTGCGCCCGATGGTGGCCCCGATGAACCGTCCGACCGCCGTCATCGACAGGCCAAGGACAGAGCCGCCCAGCGAACTGCCAAGGGCTGCACCCGCGGCGGAAAGAAGGATCGTCGCCATTGCTCATTCTCCGGTTGGAAAGGCGAAACGGGCCACCACCCGCCGCGCCCAGGGCGCGCTCAGCGCGCTTTCGACAACACCATGCCCGGTATAGGCATGGACAAAGCTGGGAACCGCATCGCAGCGCGCCTGAATGCCGACGTGCTTGGCCACCGACCCCTCGCGCATGCGGAACAGCAGGACGTCGCCCGGCGCCGCCCGCGCCAACGGTCTTGCGACCAGATGCGCCAGCGCGGCGCGCCACAGACGCTCGTCCCCCTGCGGCTCTGACCAGTCCATGCTGTAGGCCGGGGTGACCTCCGGCTCCGGCCCCAGTACCTCGCGCCAGACACCGCGCAACAGCCCCAGACAATCGCAGCCCGCCCCCCGCAGGCTGGCCTGATGCACGTAGGGCGTGCCGATCCAGCCGCGCGCGGCGGCGACCACCGCGCTCATCGCCGGCTCCCGCCGCCCAGAGCCTTGGCCTGCGCCGGAAAGACCGCAATCCAGTCCTCTTCCGGCACGTCCGGGAATCCCTGAAAGTTCAGCACATTGCCGAACTTGTAGCGGCAGGTCTGGAACCGCTTGTCGCATCCCGCCGTGAGGCGGACCACGTCACCGGCTGTCGGCGTTGCGCGCAGCGGCTCCCAGATCTCGATGACACGGTCGCCCGCCGCGCGGGTACGGTCGCGTTTGATCGCCGCGGCAAGGCCCTGCGCCGCACCGCTCAGAACCTCCAGCCGCCCGCGCTGGAACCAGCCCGCGTCGAAGCCCGCCAGAGGGCCCGCCAGAAAGGCGCGATTGTCCTCGACCCCCAGCAGCGGTCCTTCGTAGACGTATCCCGGCGCGCTCAGGTCAACCGCGCAGGCGCCATCCCCCAGCACCGCCGAACAGGGGCGCTGGTAGACCCGGCCCACCGGGCGGTTCAGCGCCTCTGTCAGTCCGCGCAGCTCTGCGTGAAAGGCCCCGGCGCCCCGGCGGATCTCGCCGATCCTGCCGCGAAACATCACGCGCCGGGCCTCCACATCGGCCCAGTTCACCAGCCATGCCGTCACCTCGGCGTCGTCGAAGCGCCCCGCCGCGATATCCTCTTCGCGGATCGCGGCATCGGTCAGCGCCCCCATGGCCTCGGTATTGTCCACCGACAGGCCCGTGGCCTGCTGAAGCGCCTTGGCCGTCAGCCCCGCGTTTGCCCGGAAGGTCATGCCCCCGAAACTCAGCGGACAGTCGTGATCGGTAAAGCCGTAGCGGACACCATCCACCCGGGTCACCGACCAGGCGCGCGCGACGGTCCCGATCCCGGTCCCGAGATGTCGGTGCAATGCCTCCTGTCCCATCAGACCCGCACCTCCACCACCGGCACGTCCGGAACCTGTCCGGCCCGGAAACTGGCGACAGAGACGTTGATCCGGTCGGTGTCGAACCGCACCGGCACGTCGAACTCGAAGCCCGCCGTGACCGCCACGCTTTCGGGTGGCGGCTCGTTGAAGGTGATCACCCCGGTCGTCAGGTCGATCTCGAAGTGGACGCCCTCGCGCATCGGCGTGTTCTGCACCGCCGCCGTGACCGTCCCGGACACCGGCTTGGTGATCGGACGCGCGTATGAGACGGTGCCAGAACGATAGGTCTTGATCAGTTGAAAGGCACGGGTGGCGCCATCGCCCCGGGCGATCACCTGGTCCCCCTCATCAATCCTGGCCGAGGGTTTGCACGACTTGAAGTCGGCCCAGTCCTTCCAGCGAAACCCGTACAATTGACCGCTGCGCGCCTCGAAGAAGTCGATCAGCGCGGCGACATCGTCGAGCGACCGCAGCCCCAGCCCGGCATCGTAGCGCCGCCGGGAATGCTGCCACGGCGTGTTGCGCTCTTCAAAGCCGCTTGTCAGCGTCACGATATCCGTGCGCCGCTCGGGACCGCCGAAAGAGCCAAAGCTCAGGTCGGCGGGAAATCTCACGTCATGGAACGCCATCTGATGCCTCCTGTCAGCGGTTGCGGGCGCCACGGCCAAGCGCCTGGCTCATGCGGGCGGCGATCTGGCTCTGGCTGCGCTCGAACGACCGCGCGTCCGGCGTCTGGATATTCATCACCACGGTCACCGGCTGCCCGCCGCCCGCCGCCCGCACGCCCAGCTTGCCGTCGGCGCCACGGGTCAGGGGCATGATCGCCTCGGGGCCCGCCTCGCCCATCAGCCCGGTGCCGCCCCGCATCGGAAAGGTCACCGGCCCACTGACCACACCGCCATTGGCGAAGGGCATGACCCGCCACCGGCTTCACCGCCGCCTTCCACGCCGCGTCGATCATCGACCGGGCCACGGTCTGCACGGCGTCCGACAGTTTCATTCCGTCCAGCACCGCCCCGTCGATGGCCCGCGCCACGCCGCGACTGAGGACGCTTTCCAGCTTCGACGCGCCCCGACCCGTTGCCGAAAAGGTCTCGTGGATGCGCCGCATCTCGGCGTCGAACTGCGCCGCCATCCCGGCGGCCCCGCCCAGCGAGCTTTCCAGCGCGTCGATCTGCGCGTCGAGGTCGTCCAGGGTGTCGATGTCGCTCATGGCTCATCTCCGTTTCTGTCCCGGCGGTCCGGAAAGACCGCCATCAACTCATCCAGCCGCGCCCGGCCCATGGGCGCGGCGCCGCGTTCCTCTCCCAGCATCAGCCGCAGTTCCGCCGGGGTCAGGTCCCAGAACGCCCGGGGGTTCAGGCCCAGCCCGCGCATCCCGGCCCGCATCAGGACCGGCCAGTCAAAGCCCGCCATCAGCGCCCACCGCATCACCCGGCAGCATGAAGGCCCGCGCCAGCAGCTCTGCCGCCGCCCGCGCCGCCACCATCGGCCCGCCCTCGATCTCGGCGCACAGAAGATCGCGCGCCGTGCCCTGCCAGCCGCCGCCCCGCAGCCCGGCGACGATCAGCGCCAGCACATCCCGCGTGCCGAACCCGCCGCCCTCGAAGCGCTGCACCAGATCGACCAACGTGCCGCTGTCCAGCGTCTCTTCCAGTTCGGCCAAGGCGCCCAGCGTCAGGCGCATCACCCGGCGCTGACCGTCGAGGGTCAGCGCCACATCCCCGCGCCACGGATTGGCCATCACGCGACCGGCTGTGCCGTGAACTGCAGCGCCCCCGCCGAGGCCAGCGCGACCTCGTAGGTCGCCTCGCCATTGTGCGAGCCCGCATAGTCCAGAGAGGTCACCTGAAAGCGCCCCTCGACCGTGCCGAAATCCGGGATGATCACCTGGAACTCCGGCGTCTCGCCGTCGAAGAACACCTGCCGGGCACGCGCGTCGCTGCCCGCATCGCGGAACACGCCCGAGCCGCTGATCGCAGCCGACTTGACGCCCGCCCCTGCCAGCAACTCGCGCCAGCCGCCCTGGCTTTCAAGCGTGGTCACGTCGACCTGCTCGGCGTTGAAGCTGATGCGCGTGGCCCGCAGCCCCGCCATCGTCTCGAACATCCCGTCGCCGGTCAGGTCGACCTTGACCAGAAGATCCTTGCCGTTCTGAGCACCCATTGTCTCACTCCACTCGTTCGGGTTGCAGTGCGCCGCGCCTCGGGCGGGCGGTTTCGATGCCCGGCGCCGTCACGCCGGGTCGGTATCCTCAAGGCGGGCCCGGAAGGTCAGGTCGATCCGCCTCAGGCCGCCGCTCTCGCGCGTGGCCCTTGCCTTGCGGAACCACAGGCCCACCAGCCGCCCGCGACCCAGCGTCAGCGCGCCGTCGTGCAGCGTATCGCTGACCGCGCCAGCTGCTTCCTTGGCCGCGTGGAACCCGCTGTCCGAGGTCACCACCGAGACGACGAATTCATGCAGCGCGCCCGGCCCGCTTCCGTCCCCGGCCTCGGTCACCTTCTCGGGACCCAGCGCGACATACAGCGGCGGCACCGTGCCACCGGGCAGGGCATCGTAGATCGCATCGCCCACCAGTGCCCCAAGTGGCGCATCGCCCTGCAAGGCGGCATAGACCGCCGCCTGCAACGAAGCCGACATGGCATAGCTCATGGCAGGACCTCCTCTTCGCATTCACAGATCAGATACAGACCGTCCGGCTCCATTTCCGTCACCGCCTCGATCCGAAACAGACGCTGGCCCATGCGGAACCTCTGCCCGGGGCCCGGGCGCCGCGAAGCCCCCTGCGGCGCGCCCCGAACGATGATCCTGAACCCGGCGCGGGACACGGCCCCGGTCTCTCCGCTGGCCATCCGCGCGCTGCGCGGGCGTATCGCCGCCCAAAGCGTTCCCAGCCTCTGCCATTGCACCCGCGCGCCCCCGGCACCGTCCTCGGTGCGCTGTTGCGCCTCCAGCTCCAGCCGCCGGTTCAGCGTGACCCGGCTCATCCGTTCAGCCCCATGCGGACCGGGCGATAGCGCGAGATCAGGCTGGTGACACCGAAGGGCATGCAGCCCTCGCTCAGGGCCGTCTCGTGCCGGTATTCATAGTAATGCGCGGCCAGCAGCATGACGGCCTGCTTCAGGTCGTCTGGAACCGCAGTGAAGTCCTCGCCATAGCCCGCCTCGAAACGCAACTCGACGGAGCCACCACGCGGCGCAGCGGGCAAAGCGGCGCGCATCGGCCGCAGCGCCGGATCGAAGGCATCGGGCTTCAGGCGGTAATCGGCAGGATCGACCAGCCTGGCCTGCCCGTGGACATCGACGAGGGCGACCTCGGTGACCGAACGGACCGGCGCAATCGGCAGCCGCTGGCTTGCCCGGTTCTGCCAGTCGTCCATCGACAGAAGAAAGCTTCGCACGATCAACGCCTTGCCGGTCCGCGCCTCGATGGCCGCAAGCGCCGCCCGCAGGAAAGAGAGCATCACGCCATCCTGAAGGTCACCCCCGGCAAAGCCTGTCCCCATCCGAAGGTGCTCTTTCAGGGCGTCGACCGGAAGCGCCGCATCGGACACCGGGGTTTCTTCCACCAACATCATGTCTTTTCTCCGAAATCCTGACCCATCCTCCGGCAGGCCGGAGGCGCGACGCCCGTGGTTGCACCGGCAAAGGGGTCACTGGCACCGGACCCGCGCGCCCGGGGTGACGGACGGGCCCTCCGGCCCGCCCTCGGTTCGGCCCGTCAGGCTCAGACGGCGCAGCGCAGCAGCTTGATCGCGGCAAAATCGCTGACATCGCCGCCCACGCGCTTGGTGGCGTAGAACAGCACATGCGGCTTGGCGCTGAAGGGGTCGCGGAGCACACGCACGTCGGGCCGCTCGGCGATGGTGTACCCGGCCGAGAAGTCGCCGAAGGCAACCGGGAAGGCATCGGCGCCCGCATCCGGCATGTCCTCGGCGATCAGCACCGCGTAGCCCAGAAGACGCGCCGGCTCGCCCGCCGCGAAACCGTCGGCCCACAGGTGCCGCCCGTCGGCATCCTTCAGCTTGCGCAGGGCTCCGGCGGTCTTCGAGTTCATCACGAAGGTCGCCCCGGCCCGGTACTGGGCGCCCAGCGCGTAGACCAGGTCGATCAGCGCGTCGCCGTCACCCAGATCCGCCGCCGCGCCGGTTGTCACATAGCCAAGACTGCCCCAGCTCCAGAAGCCATTGGCGACGGTGGTGTGATCCAGAAACCCCCGGGGCTTGTCGATGCCGTCCCCGTCGACAAAGGCCGCAGCCTCGGCGCGCAGGAACTTGTCCGCGATGCGACCCGCCAGCCAGCCCTCGACGTCGAAGGCGCTGTCGTCCAGCAGACGCTGGCTGACTTTCGGCATGGCGTTCAATTCGTAGAGCGGGATCGAGATCCGCTCGATCGTCGGCGTCCCGGTCTCGGCGGTGGCCGCAGCCTCGTCCGCCCAGCCCGCGCCGGTGTCGTTCTGGTCGATCAGCACGTCGAAGGAGGAAGCCTCGACATTCACCACGCTCGCCACCGCCCGGATCGACGCGGTCGAGGCCAGCGTCGACTTGATCATCTCCGCCGTCTCTGGATCGACGAGGTAGCCGCCGTCCGAATTGACGGAGGTGTTCATCGATTTGCCATCCAGCGTCAGCCCGCGCAGCCCGTCGTCATCGCCGCTGCGCAGATAGGCGTCAAAGGCCTTCTTGTGGGGGGCCTCGACCTCGACATGGGTCGACAGCGCCGGGCGGCCCCGCAGGGCGGATTTGTGATCCAGCATGGTCAGTCGCTCTTCCTGTTTCTGAAGCTTGTCTTGAAGATCGGCCTGCAAGGCCTTGAAATCCCCGATCAGTCCCGCCATCGCGGCAATCACACGAGAGACCGGAGACACATCTTCCCCGGTCCGAGACTGGGTCTCGGCTGTGCTCATGGTCGTTCCTTCCCTCATGAGGGGCGCGCGTCAGCCGCCCGCCAGGTTCCGGCGCATGTCCTCCAGGGCATCCGCCAATTGGCACAGGTCGGGCGCGGCGAGGGTGTCCCGCTTCGCCGCGACCCGCGCACTGGGCAGCATCGGGAAGGTCACCAGAGACACCTCCCAAAGCTCCAGTTCCTCCAAGAGCCTCTGGCCCCTGTCGTTCTTCGTGGCCTTCACCGTGCGATAGCCGATCGACAGCCCGTCGATGGCCCCCGCCGCGATCAGCGCCGCCGCCTCGCGACCCTTTTCGACGGTGTCGAGGATACGGCCCCTGACGTAGAGCCCGCGCGCATCCTCGCGCACCTCGTCCCAGACGCCGATGGGCAGGGCCGGGTCGTGCTGCCAGAGCATCTTGACCGCGCGCCCCTCTTCCGCGAGGCGCTTCAGGGATCGTGCATAGGCCCCCCTGCCAACGATATCGTTGCCCTGATCGGCGGCCCCGAAATGCGAGGCATAGCCCTCGATCTTGGTGCCCTCGAGGACGGTGACCGCCTCTCCGAACCGGCAGAACTTGTGCTCCAGATCCATGTCTGTCCCTTTCGCTGGCTCCTGGCGCCGGTTTCTTCCAAAGAAACCGGCCCGGAATTTTCGGAAAATTCCGCCCCCGCTCAGGGCGCCGCGTTCAGGAAACCCTGAAAGGCCTCCGCCAGGATCACCCCGGCAACCCCGTAGACCGTCAGCCAAAGCCGCCGCTCCAGCCGTTCCATCAGCATCTCCAGCCGCCGGAACCGCTGGTCCAGCGCATCGAACTGCAACTTGCTGAGCCGCTCGTGCGCCTCCAGCCGCAGCCCCGGCGCGCAGGCAAAGGCCTCGGACCTGGGGCGCATCTCACTCACCCGCGCTCTCCCCGGCCAGCGCGGGCAGCCCCAGCATCCGGCGCTTCTCGGCGGCGGTCAGGAAATCCGCACCCACGACCCGGGTCCACTGCGCGTCCCGCTCTGCGGCCAGCGCCGGCACCTGATCGAGGTCGGGTTTCAGCACAACCGCATCGCCGCTGAACTGCGACAGCCAGCGCCCGATACTTGCCGTGACCTTGGAGGCCAGCGGCAGCACCGTCTGGCGGTAGAAGGCCCGGTGCGCCTCGGCATAGTTGGTGTAGGTCGCCTCACCGAGGATCCCCAGCAGCATCGGCGGCACCCCGAAGGCCACCGCGATCTCGCGCGCCGCCGCCTCCTTGGTCTTCTGGAACTCCATATCCGAGGGCGAGAACCCCATGGGCTTCCAGTCCAGCCCGCCTTCCAGCAACATCGGCCGCCCGGCATTGCGCGCGCCCTGATGATGGGCCTCCATCTCGGCGGTCAGCCGCTCGTATTGCGCGGGGCTCAGGTGGCCCTGCCCCTCGGCCCCGGTCCAGACGATTGCCCCCGAAGGCCGCGCGGCATTGTCCAAGAGCCCCTTCGACCAGCGCGAGGCGCTGTTGTGCACGTCCACCGCCTGCGCGGCGGCCTGCAGGGGTGACAGCCCGTAATGGTCGTCCTGCGGGTGGAACGCCTTGACGTGGCAGATCGAAGACACCGGTCCCGTGACATTGAACCGATGCCTGCGCGTCCCCACGGCGTATTCGTAGGCCACCGGCCAGCCATCCGCGCCGGGCACCACCGACATGCGATCCGACCGCAGCACATGCAACTCAAGCGGCAGGCCCGCATCGCCCGCGACCGCCTCGATATAGCCGTCGCCCGACAGCAGGATCTGCCCGAAGAGCGCCTCCAACAGGTCGGCCCGCCCCTGCGCCGGGTTCGGCGCCGCCAGCAGGGCCAGCACCGGATGCGCCTCGTAGCGCATCGCCTCGTCCTGCAGCACCAGCGGCAGCGCCGCCGCGGCCTCGGCGATCAGCTTGACCGCGCGAAACCCTACCGGATTGCCCGCAAAGGCCTGCCTGGTCAGTGAAACCGTATCGCGCGGGCTCCAGGCGACGCGACCGCCGGTCATATGCGCGACCACGCGCCCGGTGGCCGAGGCCTTGACCTGCGGAGCCCCGGTCTGCGCACCCTCGACAGGGCCGGTCCGTCGCAGAAAGTCGAATACCATCCGTTGCGCTCCTTTGCCTTCGCGCCCGGGAACACCGGGCCGCAGACCGCCCCCCGGAAAAGCGCCTGCGCCCCCCCGGTCCGCCGGTCCCTCGTCCTTGATCGCCTGCTTGCGAAGGCGGACCTCCGCGTCTGAAAGGCACCCTAGGCCAGCCTGGTTAACGGCCCTTCACCCGACCGTGCGCAGCTTTGGCAACTGCTCGGTGCGACCGCGCTCCAGCATCGCCTCGGTCAGCCCCCAGACCAGCGCATCGACCCGGTCCGGACTGCCCGCGCCCTCGAAACCCGCCTGTGTCATCAGGCACATCTGCGCCTCCAGCGCCTCCAGCCCCGGCCCGTGACTGACCCGCCCCTGCTCGTACAAAGCCGCCACCGGCTCTGCCCGCGCGCTTTTGGACCGCGTGGCATGGACCTTGCGCACCGACAGCATCGGGTCGACCTGCCGCAGCACCGTTTCGACCATGGCCCCGCCCTGGTTGACCTCGGCAACCACGCGTTCAGCCTCCCAGCGCCGCGCGGCCTGCACCACCGCCTCGGCCCAGCCCATGGGCGAAGCGCCCTGCACGCTGGCATCCTCCAGCACGTAGCCGCGCCACTCGTGCGGCTTGCCCTCGGTCACGACACCCACGACGACGATCCCGCATTCGTCCGAGGTCTTGCCCGCGCCCGCCGGAGGATCGACCGCCACGACAATCCGCGACAAGGCCGGCGCCCGGCCAAAGCGATGGTCGTCGAAGGTCTCGCGCCGCCAGAGCGCACCGTCGACCTGCTCCAGCAGCACCCCGTCCAGCTCCTGCAACCCCAGCGAGGTCCCCGCGTATCGCGCCCGCACCTCGTCAAGAAACGACGGCGCCAGATTGGCGGCGTTCACCTCTGTCGCGGCCCGCGTCACCACCGTCGAAGGCAGCGCCAGCAGGTCCACGAGGATCTTCACGGTGCGCGGCGTCGTGGTCACGCAGACGCGCGGATGCGCGCCCAGCCGCAACCCGAACTGCAGCATGTCCCAGGTGTCCCCGGCCTTCTTCCACTTGGCCAGCTCGTCCACCCATGCGCCGTCGAACTGCGGCCCGCGCAGCGCCTCGGGATCGCTGGCGGAATACAGCATCGCCTCGGCGCCGTTCGGCCAGACAAGGCAGCGCCGCGTGGCCTGCCAGACCGGCCGCCGGTCGGGAGGCGAACAGGCCATGATGCCGCTGTCGCCGAAGACCATGACCTCGCGCGCCTGATCGAAGGTCTCGCCGATGATCGCCAGCCGCGTGCAGAGGCCGGGGTCAAGCGGTCGCGCGCCCTCGACCATCGACCGCACCCACTCGGCCCCGGCCCGGGTCTTGCCCGCGCCGCGCCCGCCAAGGATCACCCAGGTCCGCCAGTCTCCCTCCGGGGGCAACTGGTGGTCATGCGCCCAGAACTCGAAGAGGTAGGGAAGCGCGATGCGCTCCCCCGGGGACAGCTCACTCAGGAACCTCCTCTGCTCCGCAGCAGGGGCGGATGCGAGCAAGGCGGCACCCGATCTCAAAGCGTGCCGCGTCAAGGTCGAGCCCGTAGGCATCTGTGATTGCAAGGTCTTTTCTTCGGATCGCATCGATCTCCGCCTCCGTTTCGCGAATGGCCTTCAGCCAGTACTTCAGTTCCGACAGGGGCTTGCTGGCCTCTGCCTTACGGTCCACCTCTCCGCTGCGCAGCCGGGCCTGGATGTCCCGGATGTCCTCCGTCAGGTCACGCAGGGTCTCTTCGATCTCGGCGCGCTTCTCTTCCAGACGGTCGATCTGCTGCTCGGCGGTCAGAAGAACCTGCCGCCGTTCCATCGTGCTGCTCAT